TAATGAAACAGTGAGTGCATATACAAATATTTTAGAACCTATCATAAATAAAATAAATAAAAAAATAACTCATGCAATGTTTGTTTTAATACCAAAGACTGAAAAGAAAGAATTAATTTTTAAAAAAGAAGATACTATTTATAAAGAAGAAAACAAAATTGGTTACTATTTTTGTAATAATAACAACGGTAGTTTAAAGTTTGTTAATATGAAGGATATAAATCCAACACAAAACCAAGCTTTAATATTTAGTAAAAGCCTTAAACCCGAAAACTACAGTAGTACAGACACTCATAAAGCTTATATTTATTTTGAATTCTAAACTCTTAACTTGTCGATTATAAGATGGTATAATGCCTTATGCCTTTAACAAACGTACAAATAAGACCAGGATTTAATAAACAAGTAACCGCAACAGGTGCTGAAGGTCAGTGGACTGACGGTGATTTTGTTAGATTTAGATACAGCTTACCTGAAAAAATAGGGGGTTGGCAACAAATTACAGATCAAACATTAGTTGGTGCTGCAAGAGAACAACTTGTTTGGGCTGACTTAGATGGTCGAATATACGCAGCTATTGGAACACACAAGGCATTAATTATTTATTACGAAGGTGCATTCTATGATATTACACCTTTAGATACAGCATTAACGAGTTGTACATTTGATACAACAGATACTTCTGCAACCGTGACCGTAAACAAAACAAGTCATAATTTATTAGCAGGAGACTTATTTACATTTACTTCAGTTACACCTCCAGTTGGAGCAGGTTATGTTGCTGATGATTTTGAAACAAATACATTTGAAGTTATATCAGTGCCCGATGCAGACACATTTACAGTAACCATGGCATCTGCTGCAACAGCAACAACTTCTGCTAGTGGTTCTGCAACAGTTAACCCATACATTAAACCTGGACCCGTAGATCAAACTTATGGTTATGGTTGGGGTACAGATACTTGGGGCTCAGATGAATGGGGCGAAGCATCTGGAGTATCAAACGTTATTCTTGATCCTGCATCATGGTCATTAGATCATTTTGGACAAAAACTTATTGCAACAATTAAAAATGGTAAAACATTTGAGTGGGATCCGATTACGGCAGTGCCTGCAGCGTTATCAACAAGAGCCACTGTTGTTAGTGGTGCACCAACAAGATCCGTCATGTCAATTGTATCTGAAAGAGATAGGCATTTGATTATACTTGGAACTGAAACAATAATTGGTAGTGAGTCTTCCCAAGATAAAATGTTTATTAGATTTAGTGATCAAGAAGATATTTCTGATTACACACCAACATCAATTAATACTGCAGGAACATTTAGATTAGACTCTGGTGTTAAAATTGTAGGAGCTGCAAAAGCAAAAGATTATATTTTAATACTTACTGATACTTCTGCATATGTAATGCAATTTGTAGGACCACCGTTTACATTTTCTATTAGACAAGTTGGAAGTAATTGTGGAGCCATTGGTCAACATGCAATTAAATATGTTAATGGAAAAGTATTTTGGATGGGACAAGCAGGTGGTTTTTTTGTATTTGATGGTACAGTTAAATCATTACCATGTTTAGTAGAAGATTTTGTATTTACAAATAAAGGGGATAATCTTGGAATTAATTATAATGCAGGTGAAATTGTGTATGCAGGTTTAAATCATTTGTATGAAGAGATAAGTTGGTTTTATGCGAAATCAGGATCAACATCTGTTGATAGAGTAGTTACTTATAATTATACAGAAAACACTTGGACAACAGGATCGCTTGCAAGAACATCTTGGCATGATTCAACACTGTATGATAATCCTTATGCAACCAAGTTCAACGGATCAGGGACACCAAGCTTTCCAACAATACAAGGTGTAACAGCTGCTAACGGTGCTACAACATATTATGCACATGAAATTGGTAACAATGAAGTCGATGCATTAGGGAATAAAACAGCCATACCTGCATTTATACAATCTGGAGATTTTGATTTAGCTATAGAAGGCGATGGTCAAATGTTTATGTCTATGAGAAGATTTGTTCCAGACTTTAAATTATTAACGGGTAACGCTGAAATTACAATTAATCTAAGAGACTATCCAACGGACACTGCAACATCTTCACCTTTAGGTCCGTTTACAATAACAAGCTCTACCAATAAAGTAGACACACGTGCAAGATCGAGGTTTGCTAGTTTAAGAATTGCAAATACTTCAACCGATGAAAATTGGAGATTCGGAACATTTAGAGCAGACATACAACCTGATGGAATGAGATAATGGCTAAAGTAGATATTAATATACCAGAACCAACACCTACATATACTGAGGAAAATCAAAGACAAATATCTCAGTCTTTAAGAACATTAAAAGATAAATTAAATACTTCTTTTCAAGAAGAATTAAAACAAGAAGTCGAAAGAGTTTCTTGGTATACAATGAGGTAACATGAGCCAGGGATGTAACAATGTAAATGTAGAACCAACAGTAATTGGTGGTGGCGATGGCTCTACCGCTTATGATGCATTTGGTAGATTAAGAGTTTCTGAACCATTTACTATTTTTGATAGTACAAATGTAATGTCAAAGAATAATCTCTTTGATGAATCTTTAACAGGATCAGGTACAGTTAGTTATACTGCAAATAAATCTACAGTTAATCTAAATGTAACGACAGCTAGTGGCGATAAGGTTATTAGACAATCTAAAAGAGTTATGTCTTATCAACCAGGTAAGTCATTATTTATATTTAATACATTTGTAATGAATGCACAAGAATCTGGATTAGAACAACGTGTTGGAACTTTTGATGCAAACAATGGAATCTTTTTTGAAGACACTGGAACAGGTTATCAAATTGTAAGAAGAAGTTATACATCAGGTTCAAGTGTTGATGATCCAATTGCACAGTCAGCTTGGAATGGTGATAAACTCGATGGAACAGGAGCTTCTGGCTATACACTCGATCCAACTAAAGCAACTATTTTATTTACGGATTATGAATGGCTAGGAATGGGATCTGTTAGAGTTGGTTTTGTTATTGATGGTAAATTTATTACAGCACATACATTTTATAATGCAAACAACTTAACAACTGTTTATATGCAAACTGCAAACTTACCAATAAGATATGAAATAGAAACGACAGGAACCATATCAGGTGCAGCCGTATTACAACAAGTATGTTCTTCTTGTATGATTGAAGGTGGTTATTCTCCACAAGGAGTTATTCAATCAATTGGAACTGCTTCATTAGCTGGAGTTACTTTAACAACAGCTGGTACATTTTATAATTTAGGAACCATTAGAATTAAATCAGGAAGACCTTATGCACTTATTATTCCTCAAGGTTTTATAGCTTCTGCTATATCTAACTCTGATTTTGAAGTACAGTTAAGACAAAACGCAACTCCTTCAACAGCGTTTTCATACACAAGTTATTCTGATGATGTAGAGTATGATTTAGATGGTACTAAAACCATAACAGGTGGAACAATTATAAATAGAACTTATTTATCGGGTAAAGGAGTTTCTGTTGAAAACTTTGGAGATGGTTTTAATTTTGAATATCAACTTGGACAAACAATAGCAGGTGTATCTGACACACTAACTTTATGTGCTAAAGGTGCATCCAATAATGATGGTGTTATTGGTTCAATAAAATGGTACGATACGACAAATGGCTAATTTTTATAAAAACGCATTCTATGATCCAACGACTACTGCAGCAGTGACAGTATATACGTCACCGTCTAACTCAAGAGCTATTATTCAAAATATACAAGTTACAAACGAATCTGGATCAAAAGTATTGAAGGCAAGTATTACTGATGCAACAAATACATCAACGATACAAATAGCTTATGCATCTATCTCTGGTCCCACTATATGCAACATAGCCAAAGGACCAATTATTCTTGAGGAAAGTGACACATTAAATATTGAATGTAATACTACCAATTCAGTCTCAGCTGTGATATCTATTTTGGAAATAAATAGATCCGATCAAAATGGCTAAACAAAAATTCACACACTTCGTTCCTAGACCAAAGCCTAAGAAGCGTCCAGGCGTTCATAAAAAATCAAAAAATAAATCAGAGAAAAGAGATTATAAAAAATATAATAGACAAGGCAGAGTGTGATTGTAAGACATTATAAAATTCCAATAAGTTATCCAATAACTTTCTATCATGTAAAAACAGATGTAGAGTTTAATTCTAATTACCTTATTGATCAAATAGAAGAAAACATAGATATAAAACTTTCTTTTAACACAAATGTAAAAGGGGGTATGACTGATTGGAAATTTTTTATGAAAGATGATTACTTTCCAAATATATTAAAAAATGTTTTAGAAAAAGATAATATTAAATTAGACAGTAAATTATCTCTTCAAGATGCTTGGGGTATAAAAATGGAACCTGGCCAAGAAACTATATTACACAATCATTCTGAATGTCAAACTTCAGGTATTTTATATTTAAATGATTGTAATAATAAAATTATATTTCCTCAAATTGAAACAGAAATTTTAATAGAAAAAAATACTTTTCTTATTTTTTCAGGTGTCTTAGATCATTTTACTACAAAGGTTACTGGAGAAAATACTAAATATGCTATTGCATTTAATTTAAAACAAGTTAAAGTATGGGAGTAATATGACTGATTTACCAAAAATACCTGCTGAAGCTAAAGAAATTATTAAAAACAAAAGAACTGGTAAAGTCTATGCTTCTAAAGATGAATTTCAAGCTGATGTATTAGATCCTAATACAGATACAACCGCAGAAGATTTTAGACAAGACCTTGAAATTAAAGTTACTAGAGTTTCAATGGGTGCTAAAACAAAAAAATAATGTTTAATTTAATTGATGGTTTTTACAACCCTAATGAATTAGGGTTGATAATACTAAATATTATGAATTTACATTTTATGCCAATACATCAATCACACCAAAATTATTTTGGTGGAAATAGACTGTTAGGATATCCAACACACGATACTAAAAAATTAGCTAATGAGGGGCCTTTATCTCCTTACAGTATTTTTATTAAAACATGGAAAGAAAAAACTAATATCGAACCTTTATATATAGAAACATTTTTTAGAAAAACAAAATTATCTGAATGTAAAGAATCTCCCTCATGGAAACAATATAAACAACATCAAGATGGTGAACATTTTGATGTTGCTGGTTTAATATATTTTAACTCTAATAGTTTAAAAGATGGAACATATATTTATAATACAGAATATGATTATGAGCCAACAGTTATTATAGGTTCTAAATATAATAGATGTGTTTGGTATTCTTCTCAGCAATGGCATTCACCTACTATGGAACAAAGTGTAGAAGAAAGATGGACACAACCATTTTTTATAATATATAAAGAAGAAACTTTTAAAAAATTCAAAGATAAAAATGCAACCTAGAGGCGCTACTGAAATACAAATGGAAATGCTGCACAAGCATGTTCCGAAAGAATTATTAGACCAAGTGCAAATATGTACATCTGTACCTGGTAAAGTTCCAATCGATCCAAACAAAGTAAATATTCTTTGGCAAAAAAATTCATATGACCAACCAAACCTACAAGAGTTTTTTGGTAATAAAGAAAGACATAAAGAATATGATTGGTATGTATTTAACTCACATTGGAACTATGAAAAATTTAGATACTTCTTTGATATTCCTGCAGATAGATCTGTAGTTATTAAAAATGGTACTAATAATTTTCCTACAAGGAAACCTTACCAAAAAGGACAACCTATAAAAATATTACACCACAATACTCCATGGAGAGGATTGAATGTTGTACTTCGTGCTATGCAAGAAGTTAAAAACCCCAACATCACTTTAGATGTATACTCCTCTACACAAGTTTATGGAGATCAATTTAAACAACAAAACGATGATAATTTTAAACCATTATATGAACAAGCAGATAAATTAGATAATGTAAATTACATTGGATATAAACCTAATGAATTTATTTTAGAACATATGACAAATTATGATTTATATGTTTACCCAAGCACATTTGAAGAAACATTTTGTGTATCTGCATTAGAAGCTTTAGCTGCAGGTGTTCACGTTATTACCAATAATTATGGTGCATTGTATGAGACATGTTCTGAGTGGCCTGTATATGTTAATTACACCGATAACTATGAACAAATGGCAAGAGATACAGCAGCCGCTATTGAAATTGCAGCAGGTTATTTACATGAGCCATTTATACAAGAACATCTAGATGCACAACAAAAATTCTATAAACGATTTTATAGTTGGAATAAAAAAGGAATGGAATGGGAGAGCTTTTTAAGAGGAGCCATTAGTGAGCGCAATAAAGCCTAGACCCAAACTAGTTGATGGAGTGAAGAATGTTACTCCTATGTGGAAAACGGAAACCGGACAACGGCCACCGGTTAAACTAGAATTACAGAAATCCCCTTACAGGATATTTGTTGCAACACCAGTACATGACCAATGTTCTATTCATTATGCACAAGGATTATTAGAGTTTCAAAAACTATGCTTTGAAAAAAATGTATTAGTGACGTTTCAAATAATGAAATCATCACTAGTTACACAAGGTAGAAACCTATGTGTATCTGGATTCTTAGAATCTGATTGTACACATATGTTATTTGTTGATTCAGATATTATATTTAATGCACATTCTATATTTAAAATGCTTGAAAGAGATAAAGATATTATCTCAATACCTTATCCATTAAAAACTATTAAGTGGGACAAAGCTTATGATAAGTTTAAAAAAGGTGAAATAAAAAACCCAGAAGATTTAGGTAAATGGACTAATCTTTACCCAATGAAATTAGCTGATCCACATGATGATATTAAGATTGAAAGAGGTGTTATAGAAGTAACACATAGTCCAACAGGTTGTATGTTAATCAAAAGACAAGTATTTGATAAAATGATTAAGGATTATCCAGATAAGGCAATAGTTCAAAAGACTGTTATCAATGGTGAGTATGTAACTAAGCCTCATATGTGGAACTTTTTTGACTGTATTCATGACCCGGTAACTAAAACTTATTTAGGTGAGGATTTTGCCTTCTGTAAGTTATGGAGAGACAAAGGTGGTAAATGTTATGCATTTATTGATGACCCCATTGCACACATTGGCGAACATCAATATGAAGGACGTTTTGCTGATGAGTTGATATTACCTAAGTAAAATGGTAATATTTGCTATTAAAGATCTTTAAAGGAGAATTGTATTACATGTTAAATCTTTTACCTTACGCATTAGCAGCATATGGTGG